ATGGATGGACCAAAGAAAATGATGATTTAGTATTAATCTTGCAGAATGCAGAAACCTTGGATAATGCAATGAAATTATTAGAAGCTGACTTTAAAGCGAGATTAGTAAATTACAACAATAATGCGGTAGACCGATGGTGCCTTTCAAATGCCGCTGTCAAAGTAAATGACAGAGGGCAGGGGCTTTGTGTAAAGAAGGAGCCAACAAAACGAATTGATGGGGCAGTCACCAACATCATCTTATATGAGATGTACCGCAGATATCGAACAGACTTTAAGCAGATGCTTAGAAAGGGGTAGGAATGAACTGGATCGATAAGATACTTTCACATAAACCGAAGAAATTCACTTATGCAGGGATGCTGAGTGGAAATACCCCGATCTTTACGAATTTTGGAACAGATATTTTTGCTTCTGATGTGGTGAATCAAGCCATTCAATGCATCGTATCAGAGATGCAGAAATTAAATCCAGTCCATGTGCGTAAAAACGGGAACGATCTTCTCCCAGTGGGGGATGACCGACAAAGGATTCTTGACCAGCCCAATGGATTCATGACAAAGAGTGAACTAATCGAGCGGATGGTGTGGAATCTATTCTATGACTATAATTCTTTTGCAGTCCCCGTGTATGAGGTATGGAAGGACAAGGATGGAAGTGAGAAACGGAGATATCAAGCTATCTATCCTATTCGTCCAACCAATACGACATTTATTGAGGACAGCACCGGGAAGCTGTTTGTAAAATTCTTATTTCCAAACCGCTTTGAAACGACTCTGCCTTATGATGATGTCATACACGTCCGCTACCGATATTCCAGTAATGACTACATGGGAGGCAATATTTTTGGTCAGCCGGACCACGAGGCATTGTTAAAGACATTGCAGTTAAATAATTCTTTGCTAGATGGAGTCCTTCATGCGATGAAATCATCATTCGCGGTCAATGGTATTGTGAAATACAATACGATGATGGATGACGGGACCATCGAACAAAACATGAAGAAGTTTGAGAATCAGCTAAAAAACTCAGAGAATGGTTTTTTAGGACTGGATATTAAAAATGAGTTCACTCCACTGAAGAAGGAAGTGAAACTGGTGGACAATGACACCTTAAAATTCATTGATGAGAAGATTTTAAGGACGTTTGGAGTACCACTTTCTATTCTCAGTGGAGATTATACACCATCTCAGCTGTCTGCCTTCTACCAAAAGACATTGGAGCCTCTAATCGTGAAGTTTTCGGAGGCTTTTACCAGGGTTTTGTTTACCGGGAAAGAGCGTGGACACGGAAATGAGATTCAGTTCTATCCAAAAGACCTGATTTTTATGAGCGTGGACCAGACATTGGAGATGGTAAGGCTCTTAGGAGACAGTGGTTCCCTATATGAGAATGAGAAACGTGTGGCGTTTGGTCTCCAGCCACTAAAGGAGCTTGACGGGGTACGGATGCAATCCCTTAATTATGTCAGCGTGGAGATCGCAGACCAATATCAGATGAAGCAGGAAGGAACAGGAGGGGAAGAAGATGAAGAACAGCCAGTATGAGCAGAGAAGTTATACATTTGAGATGCGGGCAGAGGAGAATGAAGAGAGAATGGGTGTTATTACCGGACGGCCCATTATTTATAACTCCATGACTGACCTGGGATGTTTCCAGGAAATCATCGAACCGGATGCCCTAAAAGAGACAAACTTAGAGGATGTTCGGTTTTTAGTAAATCATGACACCAATATGGTGCCACTTGCCAGGAGTAGGAGGAATAACCGAAACTCGACGATGCAGTTAATGCCGGATAAAGAAGGTCTTTTTATCCGAGTGAACTTAGATATAGAAGAGAACACCGAAGCAAGGAATTTATATTCAGCGATCAAACGTGGGGACATTTCCGGGATGTCCTTCATGTTTTCGATACAATCGGAGGAATGGGAAGGCTTAGAGTCTGACTATCCAACGAGACATATCACGGGGATTGATCGGGTGGCAGAAGTATCTGCTGTCACATTTCCCGCATATGAGGCAACAACGATCAGTGCACGCTGTAAGGGTGCGTTGGAGAACGCACGGTCAGCATTGGATAATGCAAGGAGTGGCGGTCAAACATTGGATAATGTGAGCAGGGATCTTGAGGTCGAACAATTGAAGGCAAAGTATTTATATGGAATTTAGGAGGAAAACAGAATGGATTTTCGTAGTTATTTAAACAACTTAATCAGAAGCAAGGAAGAACAGAAAGAAGATTTAAAAAGACAGATCAAGCAGGCAGAGACAGCAGATGAGGTAAGAGCTCTTGGAGAGACACTGGATGCTGTTTTAAAGGAACTAACAGAGGCCAAAGAACAGCTTGCTAAGACAGAGGATGAAAAGAAACCAGCAGAGCCGGGAGACGGAGCGAAGGAGCCGGCACCAGAAGAAGACCCACAGCGTTCTTATCAGAGTGCTAGGACTCAGGTCCGCGGCGGAGAAATCATAGGGGCTTACTCTATGGGCGGACAGGAAAAGAAGAGCGCAGGACGTTATGACACAGAGGAATACCGTAAAGCCTTTATGGAGTTTGCATGCCGCAACGTTCCAATGCCGGAAGAGTACCGGGCGGATGCCGTGACCACTACAGGAGATGCCGGGGCAGTAATTCCGACAACAATCTTAAATGAGATCATCAGCGAGCTGAAATCTTATGGAAACCTGTACGCAAAAGTAAGAAAGTTAAATATCCAGGGAGGCGTCAAGATCCCAATCCTTTCTTTAAAACCAGAAGCTAAGTGGATTGGCGAGACTGCACCGAGTGAGGATCAGAAGATCGCGGCAAACGATTCCATCTCCTTTAGCTATTTTGGACTGGAATGCAAGATTGCTCAGACTCTTCTGGCCAACGTGGTGACATTGTCCATGTTCCAGGAATTGTTTGTATCCTTGGCTGTGGAAGCAATGGCCAAAGCTCTTGATGTGGCAATCATGAACGGAAATGGAACCAGCCAGCCGCTAGGAATCTTAAAAGACAGCCGTATCCCGGCAGAGAATGTCATTGAGCTTACAGATGCTGAGATTGCCAAATGGGATGTTTGGAAGAAGAAGGTATTCGGAAGGATGAAAAAGTCTTATCGTGACGGGGAGTTCATTATGGCCCAGTCTACGTTTGACGGATACATTGATGGAATGGTAGACAGTGTTGGCCAGCCGATCGGAAGGGTGAACTATGGCATCGACGGGGCAGAGACTTACCGTTTTGCAGGAAAGAACATCGAGACTGTTGAGGATGATATCTTGAAGCCATATGACACTGCGGCGGCAGGAGACGTTATTGCAGTCTTCATTAAACTTTCAAACTATGCAGTCAACTCCAATATGGAGATGCAGACAGTGAAATGGGTCGACCATGATACAAATGAGATCAAGAATAAATGTATCCTGATCGCAGATGGAAAACTGGTAGATCCAAATGGCGTGCTGATCATTAAGAAGAAAGGGTGAGGCTGATGATAATCGACGCATTAAAAGAACTGATTGTAAAGATGGGAGGAGCGGCTTCCGTGGATGAGATCAAAGCAGAGAGCATAGAAGAATGCATCGAGCTGGTCACGGAGGCCTACCAGCCTCCGGCCTCCGGCGGGAACCAGTCGGCATCCTAGAAGGGAGGGGAGGCTATGGCAGTGATAGAACAAGAGCCGATGCTTACGAAGGTGAAAGCAAGTCTTGGAATCACCGGGAGCTTCCATGATGAGACGTTAAAGATCTATCTATATGAGGTTTTATGCTTTCTAGACGATGCTGGTGTCTCTGAGGCTATCTTGAAGGGCGATGAGATTATTGGTCTGGTGAGCCGAGGTGTGGCAGATCTTTGGAACTATGGGAATGGCGGGACCCGCCTCAGTGATTATTTCATGATGCGGGCCAGCCAGCTTGCGTTAAAGAGCCAGGGAGGTGAGTAGTTGTGGCAACTTATGGATTTGACGAAAACAAAAACAAAATTGAAGTGCCTCCTAAAACGGAAACAGGGTCATTAGCAAGTTTGAGGACAACAGATAAATCAAGTCTTGTGGCCGCGGTAAACGAGTGTTTTCAAAATGCCAGTGACGGGAAAAGCAAGCTTGCGGCCGCCATTGGCAATGGAGCCACAGCAAGCATGACGTGGGATCAATTGATTTCCAAGGTTTATAAACCAATTATATATACAAAGAACACTAACTTTACAGTAACGCAAACATGGAATAGCCAGTATGAATACTGGCGCTGTGTGACAAGCGCGATTACATTTCCATATACACCAAGATTTATTATTGCTTATACAACATGGGCAAATGAGCCATTTTTAACATTTTGGGCATATGATATGTCATCAGCAGAGAAAACTGACTCACCTATTAAGATTTCGGGAAACAGATTTAACTATGATGATAATGGGACTCGAAGCTATGACAAAACAGATGTTTTAAGGTATTTGGTAATAGGATGGTAATTTATGTATGAATTGAACAGACGGTTTAATACTCCTTTATATTATTTTCCTGTTATAGGGACAGAACGAATTAATGGAGTCACCACAAAAAAGTATGGTGACAAACGTTTATTCTACGGGAGTTTTAAAACCTATGGCGGAACTGATGTACAAAAGAATGGAGTCTATGCCGTAGAAGATACGGCGAGCATAGAGACATGGTATGATCCAATGTTTGACTCTGGAGGGCGGGTTGCGTTGGCATGTGCAGAAAACAAGGTTTATGAAATCCTTGGAGAGCCGGAAGATATCGAACAGCGGCATCAGTATTCAGTCTTTAAAGTCCGAAGGATCAAGGGAGGTCCATAGAAAGAAGGTGAGTGTATGGCGAAAATGGAATTAGAGTTTGACGGATTTGACGATGTGATAAACAGGCTAAAGAAAATGGAAGGAGACACAAAAAAGGTTTCTGAGAAAGCGTTAGCCAAAACATTTGAGCTGGTGACTCCAAAAATCCAAAGTGCCATGGCGCCGCATAATGATCGGGGGATCACCGCAGAGAGTATTGTAACATCGCCGCATATAGAGTGGGCAGGTTCCGTAGGAAGTGTCGATATTGGTTTCGATATTCCTAATGGAGGCCTGCCTTCTGTATTTCTGATGTATGGAACACCCAAAATGACTCCAGACAGAAAGCTATACAATGCGGTGTATGGAAACAAGACGAAGCAACTGGTCCACGATGCAGTGGAAGAAATTTTTTATAACGAGATAAGGAGGTTGGGGATTTGAGGGAGAAGCTAATAGAGACATTAGAAGGCCTTGGATATGATGTTTATCTGCAAGGATCTCTGACAGAAGGTGAGGATTACCCAGCCTCGTTCTTTACCTTCTGGCAGTTCCAAGGAGATGAGAACCATTATGACAATGATGCGGTCTCGTGCGATCTTGGATATTGGGTCTATTTTTATTCTACGGACCCAGCTTTGACAGAAACAGTAC